ACGAACGTGTCGCCGTTATAGGATGCGGTATTGGTGACCGTTGACCCAACCGTTTGCGTCACCTGCGGCGAATCCTTGGGGAAGACATACAGCCCGTCCGCAGTGATGTGCATTTGAATGGTGGCTTGAACCACCCGTGAATTGTTGACGCCATTGTCCCATACGTTCGTTGTCATCTTTCGCCTCGCTTCACTACCACGTAAGTCATCGCGCGCCGATACTCGCCGGTGTCGATTAAGGGTTTAACCATGCCATAGGGTGGTTCCTCGCCTGCCTCTATCATTTTCATCGCTAAAATAGCACCCCTCCTGCCCCTGTCCGCCCTAGCCTGTATAGTCACCGGGGACAGAGGCACAAAAGGCCCCTCAGTTATTTTGCGACGCACATAGCGCACCGCGATCTCCCCAGCTGCGTAGAGCGCCGCCTCTCCGCCCGCTGCGTTGCCTGCGAGCGACTGCATTATGCCTTTTTTGAGGGCTGCCGCTATCTGCGGTCCCGCGTTCTGTACACCGGGGCGCAGGTGTGGTCGCGCCGGAATGTGCTTGGCCGGACTGCCGAATTCATTGGTGAACCCGATTTCCGCGTTGGTGATAACAGGGTCTTTACGTCCCGCGTTCTCCGCGGGTATGCCTACCAGCACGTCATGGCCAGACAGGCCGGCCATCGCCCTGATTATTCTGTTCACCTCGTCCGTGGTGGTTGTCACTGATATTGTTGTCACGGCGTGCGTTCTCCGGGAAGCACCGGTTCAGGGTAACAGCGGCAGTTGAAGATTCCGCCGGCGTGGCATCGGGTGCCGTCCGACAATTCGGGCATATGATCCCAGCGGACGAACTTGCCTTCCATCTCCTTGTGCGACTTGCGAACGTCGTAGTCTTTGGCTGTCCGCCAGATATAGCCCTCGCTGCCTAGTTGCTCTGCGCGGGTCTGGATGAACGTGGACTGCGCACGGGCTGTCTCGGTGCGGGCAATGAGCCTTGCTTTAGATTCACTGACGCCTTGCTGGGCCTGCAAGGCCTCCTTTATTGCGTCCGCTCTGCGTCCAGTGTACAGTGCCTGCATCGCGGCTTCATGCACATTTTGCGCGGCTTCCACAGGTATCGACCGAATCAGCGGCAGCTGGGATTCCATCCATAGCCGGACGACGTCGCCGACCTGGTGCCCTTCCATCATCATGCGGACTTGGTACCCCATCTCCGCCGCCTGCTTCATCCAGATGCTTTGGTTGCGCCGCCAGATGCGCCCGCCAACGCGGGATACCAGCGTCTCCGCCCAGGGCTCAATGAGGTCGGCATAGCGTTCTGCGATTAGAATCATCGCCGACGTGTCTACGCCTTGCTCGTTGGCCGCCTTCAGGTGTTCTGTGATGTTGTGGGCCACCTTGCGCAGTGCGCGGGCGTATTCCTCCTCGATGTACTGAGGGAGACTCCAACCGTGCCTTGTCATGGGATGACGGCGTAGGCGAGTCCGCCGTCGTTTGTGGTGTCCGCGAATCCCTGCGTGGCGCCTGTTAGCTGCGCGCCACCCATGCCAGCCATCCTGGCCATCTGCCAAAACTGAACGCCGTAGCTGGTGGAATTGTAGAGGCCGGCGTCAGCAAAAGTGACGGATGACACGTCGCGTGACACCGACACAGGGCCGATGGTCTTGGAGGACGTAGGCCCTTCTAGTGTGCCGAAGGACTTCCTAGCTTTTTGCTGAATCACGAGGTTGTGGGCGACGAACAGTTCAATCCCAAATTCCAGCATTTGACCCCAAGCCTCTGGCCTCAGCTGTAGCACCGCCACATCAATCCAGCGGGAGACAGTGGAGTCGGGGAACTGTACTGAGTCCCCGAACTCCGGCAAGTGCTGGCGGAAGGTCTCCACGTCCATGTTAGATCAGGTCGAGGTAGCCGACCGACTCCGGGTACACGAACTCAACCACGCCCAGGCGGCCCCAGTAGGTCGTCAGCTGGAAGAGGCTGCGGTATTGTAGGGGCGTCCGCTGCAAAAGCGTCATTGGGAACCTGACGTACTTCTTTTCATTGCGGTACGCGACCATCCGGTCGTGGCCGTCGATGGTGCCCAGCGTGCCGCCGGACGCCTGGCCAATTGCCCACTTGACGGGCAGGATCTCCAGTGATTCGCCGGACTGCGTCGCCACGTTGTTTTCGCGCAGGTACTTCAAGATCGACACGTTGCCGGCGGAACTGACGGTCTGCGTAGCGATGTAGCCGTACTGAGCCGGAGGCAAAAGGATGCGGTTGGGCTTGGTTGCCCAGCCCGTCTGCGTCCAGACGTTGGTGATCAGCGTGTTGACATCGGTGAGTATCTGCGCGGGCGTCTTGTCGACCCACTTTTTGGAGGAGGCGGAACCTGTTGCGGCAGCATCATTGGCGGTGACAGCCGTGTTGTTCAACAGACCGTAGTAGCCGAGGTCGGTGTCGCCATTGTAGACCATTTCGTCCACGTCCATGTTCCATTTCAATTGAATCCCTTCATATTTTTGCTTGTCGACCGGCCGGCCCAACTGCTGTGCCGACAACAACTCAGGCAAGGTGTAGCTGAGCTCCATCGCCCAGAGGGTCAACGGATTCGCTGTTTTGCCGATATCGAGCTGCATGGACGCAATCGCGTCGGCATTTTTGCCGACCCACGATTTGCCTTTGGGGTTGATGCCGCCTGCGGCAGCGAAGCTGGAGTTAGTGAAGCTCGACACCTCGTCGGCGACGGTGACGTCTTCGCGCAGCGTGATGTCGCGGCTCCAGGTGAACTCGACTAGCGGGCCGTGCAGTTCCTGGTCGAGGCGCTCCAACTCGCCGATGAGGAAAGCACCGGCGCTGTCGATCGACCGCTGGTCGTAAGTCTGCAAGCCGTCCCGTGTGATGATTCTGGACATTTCGTTCCGCCCTTAGATGTTGAATGCGATTTCGGTGATGCCGTTGGAATCGGCAGGGCCAGTGAATCGGGCCCTCGGTAGCTCGATGGTGTTCGGGGTGACTGTGACGCTGTAGGCGTCGCCTACGACCGCTGCGATGCCGCCTGCGGTGATAGCGAACCGAACCTTGTTGTTGAACAAGGTGCCGAAAGCACCTTTTCCAATCTCTACGCCGTCAGGGTCGTTCACCACAAAAACAGTGGCGGTCAAATTGACAACGCGGTAAACACCCGCCACCACACCTGTGGCGGTGGGCGCGGCGTCCATCGCCATTGATGGGTTGCCAGTGTTGCTGGCATCGGCAGCAATAGTGGCGGAGCCGACTTCGAGTGCCGCTTCGATGCCGCCGATGGGCTTGCCGGTGCCCGCGCTGGCGATGCGGATGAACGGGTAGGCGTCTTTCACTGCCGTGCCCGCGTTCAAGTGCGCAGTGAAGTAACCGCGCGTCAAGATGTCGGCGATGCCGGTGGTGGGCGGAGTGGCGGTGCCTAGCGCCTCGTTCGTTGTGGTTTGAAGCGGATACGGGCGAACCAGGAACCCGCGGATTCTGGTGAAAACGTCACCGGCAGCGGGCGGGCGGATCTTGGCGGCGCCGTAGACTACAGCGAGGCCGTAGTTTGCAAAAGGCTTGGTGGAATCATACAGGCCCGACTCAACAGTCGACTCCTGCGTCCGGGTCAGGGCGCCGGCGACGCCAGCGATCATCCGATATAAAATCGCGTTGCTCATTTAGCTCTCCAGAAATCTTGGTTCATCTTGTTCACTTCCGCCAGTGAGGGCAGTGCTTTTGCGTCGGTGGTGCGGCCGGATGTCCCGGGCGTACGGGCGTTGTTTTGCGCCCGTTTGATTTCGGCTGCCGTGTCGAACACCACTGTGGCGGCAGCACAGCTCAACGTGTCGAGCGAACGCTGGCGCAAAAGCGGTTGAATCAGCGCGGCTCCGTCGTGTGTGCCGTAAGCGACGCGGAGGGCCTTCTTGCGCAGCGCGCAGAGCGTATCTGCCGTCTTCTTGGCACCCGCGCGTCTGTCATGCGTCGGGACGGACATGCCAGGCACCAACAGCTCTGCACGGGCTAGGACATCCTGGAACAGGCGTGAATCCCCGGTGCGCTGGCGCGGCTCATCTTCTTCTTCTTCGTCTGACTCCTCGCCCGTGTCGTCTTCGCCAACGTAGGTGAGGATTTTGGCGATGGATGAGCGGATATCTTTGATCTCCGACTCCAGCGCATCGATGCGGGAGGACAGTTCGGAATCGTCGTCCTTGGCAGGCTCTGGTTTAGGTTCGGGTTCGGCTTTGGCAGGCTGGCCAGTGTTGTGGTGGACATGGACATGGACTTCTTTATCGTTGTCATCCCCACCCATCTCCTCCTCCGCTTTGTCCAATTCCTCGTGCAACGCCTCCTCATCTTTCGCTTTGAAGGCGGTGAGGATTCGGTCGCGCCAGCTTCGTTTCACTTTTGGCATCTCTTTGTCTCCGATTGAACATCTATGGCCGCATCGTCCTCTCGGAACCCGCGCCACATGGTTGAAAATAATGTTGGTTTGGCGCCCGCGTCCGGGTGAAATTTCTTCGTAGTCTGCATCATAGCCCGCAGACACTTCCGCGTCAGGGCTGTTTTCAAGGTCGCGTATCGCCGCGTCATGCGTCACGATTAGATCCGCCAGCAGCAAACCGCCCTCGCCTCGACGCGGGTTGATCCAGATGCCTTCCGCGAGGTCTCTCCAATTGTGCGGCGCCACGTCCTCATCAGGATGCTGGTTGGTGAGTGGTTTGCCGTTCAGAGACGCCATGGTCTCCGGCCGGAAAACATCTTCTTCGTTGCGCTCAACTACAAAAAATCCGTTGGCGTCGGGCGTGATAGGTGCGCCAGGCAATTCCGCTGCCGCGTACACCATTTCGCCGGTTCGCGCGACAGGGACGCCTTCACATACCAGAAACCCCTCAGGGGTCTTGGAGCGCGTCGCGCCCACCTTTATCGTTGTATAAAACCGGCTTGACATATCAGCGAATTTCCACGACTACAGTGCCTTTTTGCGGCAGCGTTTCAGCGTATTCCAGCGCCTCGTTGGGGCAAGTGAAATGCCCTGCTTCAGTCGAGTCTGCGCGACGGACACGGTAGATGAGTTCGGCGTCCTCTGCATTTCCGACCTCCAGAAGGGCTTCTTCTGCGGTGAGCGTTTTCTTTAGTTTTGCCATTATCAGGCCTCCAGTAGTGCCTATTATAGCACAGTCAACAACGATTTAAGTGGAATTTCCCCTGCCAGAGTTTGGCCGCCGACCAGCGGCACTTCGCCTGCACCGGCGGGCGCCTGTTATGCCTCCTCTGGTTCGGGCTCTGGTGGTTCATTCTCAGCCTCTGTGATTGTGTCTCGTGTGATGTTCGTCCACATCCCGGTGAGGTGTGACAGTCGCTTGAGTTCTTTCAGCAGTGTGGGCAGGTCAACTGCGCCAGCGGTGTAGGCGCCTGTTGAACAGGTCGTCAGCGTGTTGGCGATGTTCGACTTTTCTGTCTCACTGAGCTGCCAGAGTGACCTGAACTGAATGTCTGTGTCGGAGGGCAGAGGCGTGGCTAACTCAGACAGCGACAACACGGACATGATTTTCTGCAATCCCTCGCCCATCTGCGTTTTTTGCTTTTCCTGGATACCGTCGTAATAGTTCCGTAGGTCTGACTCGCCGGTGGAGCTCAAGCCTGCTGGGCTTTGGCCGAACAGGCGCACCAGCGGCACTTCTAACGCGCCGGATATCTGCTGGCCGAATTGCAAAAGGACAGAGTCGAGACCGGAGAAACTGTAGGTTTGGGTTTGGAAATCGTCCTCAGCGTCGATAAGCGTAATGCCCTCGTTAGACTGCATCTGGCGGACGACCTCGATGTTTTTGAGCACTGCGTTGTAGACGTCACCGCCTATAGCGATGAGCTGGCGCAGGTCCTTGATCTTCCACGTTCGCAGGTACGCTTTGAACACTAGCTGGCCGACGCCCATTGTCGCGGAGTCATACGCTACCAGCCGGTCTTGTATGCGCTCCAGAACCGACATGCCCCAGTAGTTCTCCGCCTGCGCCTGATAGTTTGGCAATTCCAGCGCGTTGAATTTGATGATACGGCTGTGGTGAATGTGCATAAACTCAACACCGCTGCCGTCCGGCACGGTGTCATAATATAGCGGTTTCCCGTAGTCTGGCCCTTTCTCTCTGTTCAGCCGTGTCATGTCCGGGTTAATTTGCCACCGGTCGAACACCATCAGCCCCTTGAAGGACTTGAACCCTGTTGCTGGTATGTTGAGCGGTGTCCTTTCGTCCTGCCCGTCGATAACGATGACAGCGACAGCGCCTCCGTAGAGTCGGCTCCATTTAATGGCGCTGCGCAGGCTCGACCAGATTTTAAGACGGGCCTGCGCTTTCGTTAAAATATCTATCTGCTCGTTGGTCAGGCTCGACGTGATGTCCACGCCTAGCTTGGTCATGTCGCTGGCAATGGTGTCGACAGCGACGCCAACCAACCAGCTTCCGCGGTACATTGCCTCAAGTTCGGTGCGACGGCGAGTCAGGAAGTTGAACGAAGCGCCGGCGCCAGACAGCAGGTTATTCGCGCCTAGCCCGAGGGCGGCGGCGAAGTTGGTGAAGCTGTCTACGAAGCGAGAGGTGAGGCTCATTTTGTGTTTGATAAAAGGTACTCGTAAGGCGTGGTAAGAGCAGCACCCGCAGCCACCAACAGATTGCCGACCATAGCCAACATCGCAAATAACGTAATAGCGATCACTGACAATGCGATTTTAATTATCATTTCAGTCCCGTCCTTCCTTCGGCTTTTCGCATTCTTCAAGGTTAATTAAGAAACGGCAGAGGTCGCTGAATGAGGCCCGACATCTCTCCCAGGATTCACCATTCCACTTGTATACAGCGTCACTGTCTCTGCGGTAGGTGTTGATTCCATCGGTGAAGTATTTCATGCGTATGACTCCAGCAGTTTCTTGTTGAAAACCTTTTTAGTAAATCCGTCCTGAGAGGACTTCTTGAGCCACAGCATCTCAGGGAAGTATCCTTCGGCTCTCTTGCGAGCTTCTGTGATGTATTCAGCTATGAATGTTCTTCTCACGTCAGTAGGCACGTCGCTCCACTTCGGGTAGCGGCCGATAATTTCGCCCATCTGACCCTTAGCCAGCCCTTTCCAACTCGGATTCCATAGGTTGGAACCCAAATTTCCGTCGTTCCAGATCGTGTCTACATAAGAATCACCCAATGACAACGAATCTTCAGGAGACAGTTTATCCATTGCGTCTAAGTCACCTTCCCACATCAACTTCAACAGCGTATGTTGAGCTGCTGGTACGACATCTATTTTCAACCCTTGCTTGGCAATTAGACGCTTATATTTGTCTGCGGTAGTAGTTGTTTCCACATGCAGAGCCTTTATGTGGCTGGAGTCCAGATTTCCATACATCTGGGCTTCAGCATACTCACCGCCTACGGCCTTCAAGAATTCCTTATAATCTGTCGCGTCCTTGGCAGACTCCTCGACGTTCTTATAACTGCTACCTGCCAAGTTAAGGGGTGATATGTCGTCGATATGAGCCGGTATCCTATACCTGGATTCAGTGTTGTTATTGTAACTGTCACCTAGCGTAACCGTAGTTCTGTCCCGCACATCGTCATGGAACTCAACGTAGGTGTCACCGTAGCCGAACCCGACGATATTGTCGAAGTCCATCTCACCCTTTTTCGCCAGGTATCCATATTTCGGAAAACTGGTAGGCTGTGACGTGTCGGCAGTGACGCCCAATACAGTTTTCTCCTTTACCGCTCTGGCTTCGCCTATTGTTTTGAATGTCCCCTTCCCGGTTTGCAAGCTATTCAAAAATTCATCTCCGCCCAGTATTTTGACAAGGTTAGCGGTCTCTATCGCCATATAAACAGAAACCTTATCAGGTGAAAACGCAGACGTCATTGATTCCCGCGATACTTTGGGATAAGGATTATCGGGATTATCTAGCGGGCGGAGAAAGTTCTTGCCCATTCCTTCTGGGATTGATTTGCACCTTTGTTTAGCAGCAGACACAGGCGTACTGAAATCGACGTATTCGCGAATCTTTGATGCGCGTTTCGGCTCGTTCTGAGACTTCCCACCCGCAGTACCTTCGGACTCAGAAAAAGGCACCGTCTTAGCTGAGGCGTACTTCTTTCCAGTTAGAGCCCCTCCAGCGCCGCCTACCACCTCTCCGGTTTTCGAGTCAATGAGGACGTGCTGACCGCCTTCCAGTGTTATCCATTGAGCGCCAGGTGGCGTGGAGTCGTGTAGGTGGAGGTGGATACGCATTTAGTCCCGTCCGAGTTTAGACCAAACCCCGACGCCGCCGCGCTTCTGAATGTATCCGTCGCGGGAGTAGCGCAAGGCGTCAATAGTGTGGTTGTTTTTGTCTAGCAAAATAGGGAGGACAGCAGGTCGCACGGCTCCTGTTTTGGGGTCAGGGACGAGCTGGTTAGCGTCCACCTTGTAGGAGTAGAGCCGGAACTC